TGTTGATGCCGATCCAGACTTCCTTGACCGTCCCGGCGACAGGCGAGACAGCAACCGCGATCTTGTTTGTGTTTGCCGTTTCAATGACAGTGCCGAGGTCCAGGTAGACCCAAGCCGATCTTGGTGTAGGCACAGTAGTACTCCTTTCACAGTGGGGAGGGCTTGCCACCCTCCCCTAGCAGGCTCAGTTGATACCGATGGTCCACTTGGACACGGCGACCTTGCCCAGCATGACCCGCTTCTGGATCGCGCCGACGCCACCGTACCACCACCAGCCGTAGTACTTCATGCGCTTGAGGGTGTCCAGGGTGCCGTCAGTCACGATAGGCACGCCATACTGCCCCGCATCGCTCGAATACACACCGATCAGGCTGTTCTTGCCGATCAGCGGAATGGCCCCCACGTTGTACGCCTCCACGACGCTCTCGCCAGAGGCGTGGTTGAAGCGCAGACCGAACGAATCGTTCGCGCCGTTTGCCCGAATGGTCAGGGTCGTGTCATTGACCGCGGTAATCATCACCTGTTCCAGATTCGCGCCGGGTGCGACACTGTTGGTTTCCAGCGTGCCGATGGTGATGTAGTTGCCCACCGCCAGGCCGGTGGCAGAGGTCACGGTGACGGTCGTCGCACCCTTGCTCGCAGCGGCGGAAAGCGTGGTTGCCGACTGCAACGCGGTGCCGGAGCCCATGTACAGGCGCCCCATGTTGGTCGGAACGAAGGTGATGCCCGACAGGGTGAAAGGCTTTTCCAGGGCACCGTAGATGTTCATCTTGTCCTGGTAGTAGCCGATGTTCTTCCACTCGGCCAACGCTTTCAGATCATGCGCCACCAGGGGATGAACCAGCGCCAGGAAACCAGCGTCCTCGAAAGGCTCGATGTCCATCGAGTACGCCTGGGCCGCGAGCTCCATGAGAAACGAGTAGGTAACGGTGTCCGTGCCGCTGGCCGCGGTCAGATCGGACATGTCCGCGCTACCGTCGATGTGCAACGTCTGGGTGGGGTATGACGAGCCGCGCCCACACGCCGAGCGGCGCAGGATGCGGTCGATGCTCTTGACGCGGTTCATGGCGACGAGCTTGCCCATGACCTCATCCAGATTCGTGCGGCTCTGCAACCGGGATTTCTTCGAGATGGCGAAGGTCTTGCCATACTCGTCCGGGGTGACGGTCACGTTGCCATCAGAGATGGTGTCCGGCGTCACATCCGCGTCCTCAGTCAACGAATCTTCCACAAGGTCTTGCTCCGAGTAGATCGGGAAGTCCAGGGACGAACCGTTGCCGCCGTTGGGGGTGATGGGCGCCTGCCAGTCGATGAACTGCGCCCACACACCCGGATTGTCAACGGACGTGAGGTAGTACTTCTTCTCGTATTTCGTGACGACACTGTTGGTCAGGTCGGCAGCTTTGGTGATACCCATTGTCAACACTCCTGCGTCTTACGGCAGGTAACGACGCTCAAACGCGGTTGCCCCACCGTTTCTTGAACTCCTGACCGGACATCTTGCCCTGTTGAAGCAGGGCCAGATCGCGCTGCCAGGAAGCGCCAGCGTTGACAGGTGTTGAAGGTACTGCCGTATCGACCTCGTTCATGCCTGCGCCTTGCAGGGCTTTCGCAACCTGCTCCTGCACCAGCTTTGCAATGGTGGCAGGGTCGGCGGCTCGGCGGTAGGTCTCGATCTCGGCTTGCAATTTTGCGGCTTTCCTTGTAGCCAGGTCACGCTCAAACTGCGCCGCGCCGGTAGCCCCACTGTATGACCGGGGATCAAATCCCGTCATGTCGAGCCCTTCCTCGGCGATGCGCTTGCGAACGTGCGTATCCCATTTCTGCCAGGCGGCATATGAGGCCGCAGCCTGCATGTCGGCCAACTGCCGAACGATGCGGCGCTGCTCATCAGGATCGACAGCGTCATCCAGGGCGTGTTCTAGGGCACGCTGCTGGTCCGCGAACTGTTGCTGCTCGCGTGCTTCGATCTGCGCTTGCAATTCTTCCCGCTGGCGTCTCTCCTCGGCCACCTGCTTGTCCATCGACGATTTCCACTTGCGGAAGGCGGGCAGGGTGTCGAGGTCGATCTGAGATTCCTGGCTCTGAGCCTGCTTGACGGGTCGGGTACTTGGGCTTGTCTGTTCTGAATCGGTCTCGGCTGTCGGCGCTTCATCTTCGGGAAGTTCAATCTCGGTCACTTCCTCGTTCGGCTCCAACTCCTCGTACTCGTTCAGGCCAAACTCCTGGTTCGCCTGGGCGTCAGTCATGTGATTCCTTCTTCTCCTGTCGCTCTGGAATGTGCCCGCTATGGGCCTATGCACTCACTTTACAATGCGGGTGTGCCATGATTTTGGTTTTGACAGGAGAGAAACCGCAGAAATACAAAGGCCCGCAGGAGGAGGGTATCCTGCGGGCCTTTGCGGAGGGAAGGACTTGCGCTAAACCGGAACGGGTGGTGCTACCGGCACGTTCATCGGCGCGTGCGGCGTGCTGACCGACGACCAGCCGCCTACTGCTGGCGCCGTGGAAGGTGCGGGCGGCGGCACATTCGGCGCATTAGGCGGGATACTCTGCATCATGCGCGTGTAGTCCGACTTGACGCCAGTCTGCTTCATCAGCCACAACAGATACTTCAACAGCTTCGCCCATAGTTGCGGATTGGCCGCGATCCAGGCCGCACGTTCTTCTGGCGTCATGGTGTAGTACTTGGACGCCAGCGAGAGGATGTCGCTGCCAAACATCAGCCCGGCGAAGGTGTCGAAAGCCGGATCGTCACTACGCTCCTCCTGCACCAGCTCGCCGTAATCCTGCAAAGTCCACTTCTCGTATGCGGGCGGCTCGGCAGGTGTCGGCGGCGCGGTGTCAACCGGGGTCGTGCCCGGCGTCGTGACCGGCGTGCCGCCTCCGCTGGTGTAGCGACTGCCACCGCTGCTGTACCGTCCACCCCCGCTGTAATTGGTGCTGTACGTGGGAGTGCGCGAGGTGTAGCTGCTCGACGCCTTGCTCGTCGTTTTGCTCGTAGACGTGCGCGTGTCACCGTAGATGTAGTCGTAGTAAGCCTGGACTTGCTTGTACTTCTCAGGGTTAGCCTTCTTCCAGTCGGCGCGTGCGGTGCCAGTCTTGGGCAGCGAGCTGTACTCATCCGCCCACTGTGCGACCTTGGTGCCGAACCGCTTCTCCGCCTCGTCGTACTTCTTCGATAACTCGGACTGCGTAGCCGTAGCCGCTTTGCCGGTCGTCGGGCTGCTCGTCGGCGGGTTGAACTTCTGATAGGTCGGGCTCGTCGCCTTGGTGCTCTTGCTGGCGTCCCAACCTGCCTTCAGCCAGGGATACTTGGCGAGCACGGCTGGCTTGTCTGCGCCCTCGGCGTAGTACTCGTCGTTTGCGGCCTGGTACTCCGCGTAGGTGTGCCCGGTTGCCTGCTCGACCGCGGCTCGGATCGTGTCGCGTTCTTTCCAGTACTGGTCATACTCGGCCTTTTGGTCCGGGGTCGGCACGCCAACCGTGGCGGCCAGCTTCTCGATGCCTGCCTGGAACGCCTTGACCTCGTACTCTTTCCAGCCGCTCAGGTCGCCCTTGTCGGCCTTGAAGCGGTCGATCATCTCCTCCGTCAGCCCGGCCTCCGTGAGCATCCGGTAGTATTCCTGGCCTGGCGGCAGGCGGTCCATGACCGCATAGGCGTAATCCTTCAGCCGCTCGGTCTGGTCCGACTCGCGGGCCATCTCGACCGCTTTCTTGAACGGATACTTCTGGTTGAAGTCGTTTAGCATCTTGCGCCACACGGCTTCGTCAACACCCTGGTCGTAGCGGGCGTCCCAGATCGCGTTCCATTCCCGGTTCATCCGGTCGATCTCGATGTCGCTCATGTCCCGGGCCTTGAAGCCAGCACCGAACAGGTAAGAACCCAGGTTGCCAGGCGCACGCTTGACTGCCTCACGCTGGCGGGCCATGTCCCAGGCTTCGCCGCTGTGATTGTAGGCCGCATCCTCAAACTGTTGCTGCGTGATCTTGCCTTCCTGCAACAGAGTGTACAGCGCGTAGCCGATGCGCCGCCGCTCCCAGGTGTCCCCACCCTCGACGTTCTTCAGCCCGAGCGCACCTTCGACGGAGAACCCACCGGGCGGGATGATCTTTTGCAGCCCGGGGACGTACTCCCGCGCCAGCGCAGTCGCACCCTTCAGTGGGCGTGACCAGGGGAACACGTAGCCCACCCACTCGTCAGATGCGTCCTGATAACCCTTGGATGACAGCCACGCGGCATAGGCCCACGTCAGAGCCGGGTGCAGGCTTGGCCCCCACTCTTGGATGTCGGAGAGCACCCTGCCACCAGGCGCCTCGTTGCGCGTCCGGCTGTCAAAGTCGTTGAGCAGGGCTTGCAGCGGGATGAGCGTGCGTTCGAGGTCAAAGTAGAGCTGCGTGTTGTGGAACGGCACGCGGATCTGATCTTCCCAGTACTCAGGCATCTCGGCATTTGGATCGCCCATCACCGCGCGGTAGTACTCGCGGTTCGTCTTGGCGAGCTGCGCCTTGATGCGGGCATAGTTGCTCACAAAGGACGGGTTCGTGAGCAGCCGCTTGGCCCAGTTCGGATAGGTGAACGTGTACCAGTAGGACCACGGGAAGATATAGGCCAGCCACTCATGGATCATGCGCTTGTTCTGGTAGTCGCCCAGGGCAAAGTTGCGCATCTGCGTGGCGAGGTTGGCGACCGTCGCCTTGTCGCGCACCATGTTCGGGATGATGCGCTCGTTTGCCAGCTTGCGCAGAAGGGCGATCTGCTCGGGCGTGAAGGGCGGCAGGTCGTCAACCGTCGCGGTCATGTAGTCCTTCAGCTTGCTCCACACCGGGCGCATGGAGGTGGCCGCGTGGATGCGCGCCGCACCGACGCTCATGCCGTTGCGCTTGAAGATGCGGTCGAGCACTTCCTGCGCCTGCTGCGTGCCAGGGGCGACGATGCCGATTCCTTCTCTTGCCGGTGGAGCGGTGAAGTCTAGCCTGCCTGTGGTTTTGGTTGTTCCTTGGGTTGGGAATTGCGCCAGTCCTTGACCTTTGGTTCCAAACGCGGGAGTATTAGCTTGCCCGATTCGTTCTTCGCCAAAGAATCCAAGCTGCTCGGCGGAAGACCCTGTTTGTTCTTCCCTGATTCGTCCAAAGATGTCCTCCTTGTTCACCCCTACTATATCACCATGCAAGTTCATCTGCCCAGGATTCGGCGCGGCTTCGACTGTATCAGCGTAACCGTTGAGCAGTTCACGTACTTTCTTGGGACTTCGACTGATGGTATCGAAATGAGCGAGCAGTTCCTTTTGGAATGGCGTCAATTCATCTGCGAACAAGCTCATCTGTGATAGGTAGTCATCTACCTTGATACCCTGCTCCTTCAAGCGGGCAAGAGCATCAATCGCTGCGGATAGGTCATCGCCAAGGGCGAGGTCGGCAGCACGTTCGCCTGAGCGCACCATGCTTTCAGCGCGGCTCATCTTTGGCAGACTACCAAACATGCCAGCTTCGATGTTCTTGATGCCGGGATCGAGCGATTCAAGGAACACCTGCCCCAACCGCTGACCAGCATCACCGGGGTAGGTCTTGGCAAACAAGGCTGCTTTCAGACGGGCTAGCCCCTGAGCGTTCAGACTGCCATCAGACGTAACAAGTGCGGCCCGTTCATTCGCCGGGATTGCTTCGATGTATGCTTTGACGATTGAACGATTGGCACCAGACGTAAGGGCTTGATCGACACTCTGATTGTCGCCTACTTCGAGTGTGGCAAGTAGCCGATCTGGCACCCGGCCAGCATCCTGCAAGGACTGCTCAACCGGCGACATGGCAAGCGTAGCCTGCTCGTTCGCCTCGGCAGCAAACTGCACGCGATCCACTTCTGTCACGCGTTCACGCACCAGCACCGGGTCTGTGATGCCTTCGAGTTGTTGGGCGTCAATGCCGTACTCTGGCGCAAGTTCACGCAAGCGTGTCTGATATGCTTGCCACCTGTCAGGTGCATCAGCGCGTGCCTTGCGTAGTGCCATCACTCGGCCATTACCAGATTCAACGGCAGCGTCAGGCCCGACAATCATTGGCCCGCGATCAAGCGAGTTGAAGTTGCCGAGTAGCCCATCAGGTTGCAGCTTCCTGGCAATCTCATCGACTTGCATCCTGGACGCGGCTCGATCTCTGATGCGCGGTTGAAGCTCCTGCGGGTAGGCAGGATTCGGAGTAAACGCATCCGTCTGTGACGGTATCAGTTCGTCAAGCGATACAACTTTGTACCTGAACTCATACTGCCTGTTCGGGTCTGTGCCGTAGGCTGTAACTCTATTACCAGTCGCGCCTTGCAGTTGCGCGGATAGTCGCGCCTCTTTCGCTGCCTGCGGGATGGGCGAGGGTTCGGGTTGCGGTTGCGTAAGGCGTGACTTTCTGAAGTCGTAACCTACTTGTTTACCCGTGCTATCGCTAACACCAAAGATGCCAGAGTCAACAGCTTCAAGTGCTTCACTGATGGCCTGTTCCTGTTTGATCTGTTCAGGGTATGACAAGTTGCGGCTACGAATCTCATCAATGTACTTGCGCTCGATCCTGGCCTTAGATTGTTCAAGGTCGTCAAGATAACGCTGGCTTCTATTCGTTTCTTTCTCAATGCCGCGCGTGATGCGCTTGATTTCCTTTTTGTATTCTGCAACCGCGCTCTTTACAGACTGCACACCCTGAGCGCTAAGCTCTGCTTGTCGTCCGGCGCGCTTATTCAGTGCTTCCATGACCGCTTCACGGTCGGTCTCAGTAAAAGCGGCTACACTAGGTCTGTCCACCCCGGCGTTCTTGCGGGCGAAGTTTAGCAGCCACCTGTCGTTATCTTCCCAGTCGCCCTTACGCTTGCCAGTCTTGGGGTTGTCGTTTTTGAGTTGATACTTGGTGCCGACCCCCGCGTCCCTGGCCGCGGTGCGAATGTTTTCGTCGCTGATCGCTGGTGCCCTTGTCGGCAACTCAGGCCCACCCAACTCAGGCAGAAGGTCAGTTGTCGCGGCGGCAGGCGCGGCTGGCGCAACAGGCCCGGTCGGTTCCGCGGGCGGCGGCGTCGGCGCACCCTTCGGCGGCACGTCGCCCGTGTTCAGCCTGCCAACGGCTCGCTTGATCTCCTCATCGAAGGCGTCTATCTGCGCGTTGCGGCGCTGGTGTAGGTCATCCCACAGTCGCGCTCGCTCTTTCTGCATCGCCTCGTAGATCTCGTCAGCGGTCGCACCCTTCAACCCGTTGCGCTTGTCCCGCCAGAAGTTGTTGATGAGCCTGTCAGACCTGTCCCACGTGTCCACCACGTAGGCGCGATACTCGCTCTGCGACCTGATTGACTTGGCATCGAAGCCCAGCTCCGGCATGAGTTCGTTGTCAAGCTGGTCCAGCTCACCCATAACGGCCATGCGGCTGCGCCTGCGTGCGGCTCTCGTCTCCTGCCACAGCACGTCACGCGCCGCGCCGTCCAGTCCTTCCTGCGCCTTCAACGTGGCTTTGATGAGTGCGGTATCGGCTTCCTGCGCCTGCCGGACGATCTCAACCGACCTGTTCAGGTAGTCCTTCAAGTCCTCTACCGTTGCAGTCTTGGAGTCCATCGCGTCCAGGGCGTCGGCGCGCAAGCTCTCAACTGCAAGACTCAGCGCGGTGCTGTTCTCGGCTTCCACTTCCCGAATCGTGATCCTGGCTACGGCTTCCTGCGGCGTCCTGGCCTTGCGCATTACATCGTCTACCGCTTCCACCGCATCCGGCCCACCGGCCTGCATCGCTCCCTCGCGCACGTCCTGCGGTGCGCCACCCATGCGCGGGTCAAGCGTTCTGCCTGCGGGCGGCACGGCTCCACCAGGTACTCCGGGAACACCACCTGCTACGCTGCCGGGCGGAGGGGCTGATCCTGTAATGTCCTCGATGACCTTGCGCACCTCAGCGGGATTCATGCACCCATCCAGCCTATGCTCGATGTAGCGCAACTGCTCCATGGAGAAGCTGCCGCTGAGTTCCTTCGTGATGCGGCGCACCGTCTTGGGCCACACCTGTTCCCAGTAATGACGAATGTGATGTGCCGTAATGCGCTCGGAGGCGTACCGCTCGAAGTTCTGGCCGACTTGCAGCGTCACGCTGAACTTGTCGCTCAGTGTCGCGGTCTCGACTGCCTTGAAGATGTCAAAGAAACCTATCGGATCGCTGATGGACTTGATGTACTCCTGCGCCTTCTCCCGCGTTTTCCACACGTCGCCCTGTGCGCCTACACCTTGCTTGGTCATCCATGGCGCCGGACCCCACCGAGTCCACAGAGTACGCAGACTGTCAGCCGATTTCACCGGGGCAACCCCATCCACCATCGCGGTAAACAGGTTGTTGGCTGCGTTGCGGAACGCGTAGCCCGGGTTGGTGCCCAGGAACATCATGGACACGGCGTTGCTCACGTTGCCGCGCCACTTACGCAAGGTGCTCTGCTGGCTGGGGTACTTGTAGGACAGCACATCCGCACCGTCAACACCCTTGGTCTTGACCGGCATCCCGTAAATCTTGCGCGCAGCTTCCTCGTAACGTGATGCGAGATCGGCAACGGCTGCGATGTCATCGCCCTTCGCTGCGTCGATGATCTTCGCCATCTCGTCAAAGTCAACGTCACCGACCTTGGGCGCGGCGGGCAGTCCGTCTACCAGTGCCTTCGCCTCGTCAAATGCCTGCCGAGCCTTGTCTGCAAACGTCTCGGCCTTGGCGATCTTGCTGGCGCTGGCCCCGGCCTGGCGTAGCTCGTCTACCTTGTTCGCTGCGGACGCAACACGCTTTTCGACCTCGGCCAGCTTCGCCGCGGCTTTGGCGCGCTCGGCCCCACGTGCTGCGGCTGTTGCCTCGTCCACCGTGCCGAAGATGTTACGAATCAGCAGCACCGTGCGCTTGGCCGGAAGGGACTGGCTGAATCCTCCCGTCATGGCGGAGATGAGCGGGTTATCCGGGTCTTGGATGAACTCGCGCAGGAACGTGACCATCGGATTCTCACCGGGCAGTCCGCCGAGCTTGGCGATGGCGTCAGGGTTGTTCTTGATGGCGTCCTGGGCGACCTCTGAGATGCGTGTTACCGTGTCGGCGCTCTCGATGACGTGCGCATGAGCGAGCGATTCCGGCGTAGGTTGCCAGGGTGTATGGCGCCCGAGCCATGACCGCGCCCTGTCTGAAGCCGTGTTCGTCAACGCGCCAACCTCGTCCAGCGTTGCTACATGCCGCGCCGCACCCCGCCCGATGAGTGCCGGTCCCTCTCTCGCTGCGGCCTTGGCGATCTTAGCCGCGTTGGTGAACATGCCGATCACGTCCAATAGGTTCAATGGATCGAGGATGGCGGAGACAATCAACTGCTCTGAGGCTGGGGCAAACTCCCGGTAACGCTCACGCTCGGCGACCTTTTGTTCATGCGGCCTGTCGATGATCTCCTGCATGATCGGCCCCATGTACTCACGGGACCACTGCTTCATCTCAACCGGCCTGCCGCTGGCCGGTATCCCTAGCTGGGCCACACCGAGAGCCATACTTCTGAAATAGGCGGCTTGCTGCTGTCGGTTGAGGTCGGCTAGCTCACTTCGCAACTCGTTCAGCGCGCTTCGCTCGCCGCCGCGCCCCTGGATCTGGCCTTGCGCCTCCACGATCTTGCGCTGCAACTCATCACGCGCATCCTTGTACTCGGCCACCGTCTGCTCGTAGTCCTGCGGCAAGAACCGTACACGCAAACCGGACCAGATTGGTTCTGTCAAAGCCTCCTGCGGACGCGTCAAGCCACGCCACAGGATACCACCCAGACCTCCACTTAAGGCCACATGCACATCTTCCCCGAACGTACGCGGATCGGTCGGTGCATTGGCTTTCCACTCTGGCGTACCACCTAGCGCAGCCCCGATGACAGACCCGACCGGCGTTGACGTGAACTTGCCGATTCCCGCTGCGATCTTGCCGGGTAGTTGCGCCACACCCTCACGCACGTTCGCGCCAAACTGATCTTCTGCTACCCGCGACGCTTCGGGGAAGTTCTCAAGCGCGCCCAGGGCACCCTCGCGGTTTTCCCACAGGTTGCGCGCAAGATACATCGCCGGTGCTGCCAGTGGCGGCATGGCGGCAGCATTACGCAGGCCGGGAATAGTCGGCGCCTCTGTCGTCGTGTCGAAGCTCGGCGGGGGCAGCATGTTGACCTGGCGCATGGCCGTCATCGTCTCAGGGTTGAAGCCCGGGAACGTGGTCGGCGGAGGTGGCAACATATCGTTGACCTGGCGCATGGATGAGACTTGCGGCGGCTCGTAGGGCGCGGGCATCCTCTCCGCTGCTGTGCGCTGGCGTGTACTCTGCACCCGGTAGGTGGGCAGCGGGCCTTGTTCATCTACGGGTGGCGTCCATCTTGGTGCTTGCTGCGGCATGTAATCGCGGTACGTCTGCGGTGCGGGAGGTGTAGGACGTTCGACCCCAACACTACCAGTATACGCGCCTGGCGCCGTGGTCTGCGCTGGCTTACGCGCCGACTGCGGAATGACCGGGAACTTGAAGCCGAAGTAGTCCAGATAGTTAGCCAACTAGATCTCTCCCGTGCGCAGGTATGAGACGAGCGGCTGGCGCGGCGCAGCGGTCAGCATCCGGCCAAGGTAGTTGAACGCATCGCTCACGGTGAAGGGTTGCTCCTGGCCCGGTACGATTTGCTTGGTGCGGTAGGCGTTGAGCCCACTCCACACACGCGCCCAATCGTCATCCGTCAGCGGTACACCCGTCTTGTTCTGCCACGCGTTGAGCAGGTTGTAGTAGTCCGTCTGCGCGCCCTTCTCGGCTCCACGCGTGCCGTAGTAGTCGGTCGGCTCTGAACCCAGGAATGACTTCAACCCGGCGAGATATGACTCAGGCAACGCGGCGAATCCAGTCCCAGGTACGGCAGGCGCGGCTCCTCCACCTCCACCACGCGCGACGTTGCCCAGAGAGTCCAGGCGTCTCCCCCAGGCGTCATAGGATACCAGGCCATCATCGCTGATGTATGATGCGTTATACGGGTGGGCCATGTGTCAACCTCCAAAAGTACGACGCGGACCAGTCGTGCGGGCCTGATGCAGCGCACGCGCCAGCTTACGGGCGAACTCCTCGTTCTGCTGTGCGTATGCCATAGCCTGCGGTAGATACTGCTCGAACGGCATGGACGGCTGCGGCTTGGTCGGGATCCGGTCTGAGATGCGATCCAACTCCCGCTCCGCCTGCTCCCCGATGCGTGTCAGAGAATCCGCGACGATCATCAGAAGCTCCCGTAGTAGTCGTCCTGCCGCTGCCGGTAAGACACGCGCCAATCTTCTGCCGAGGGCGGGCGTCCCATCGCCTGATAGAACTGATCGCCCCAAGCCTTGTCTGCCAGTGCGTGTTGCAGGGCGTAGTTACCGTCCTTCTGGTAGACTTCCTCCGGCGTAGCCCCACCGTGCTCGCGCTTGAACTGCTCGTACCACACCGGATCAATCCAGCCCGATGCACCATAGCTGCTGCCACCATAGCTGCTGCCTGAGTAGGTCGGTGCGGTGACTTGGCCTGCCTGTCCTGCGACTGCGCCCGGCACGCTCGGAGGTGCGGCGCCGCCTTGCCATATCTGCGGAGGATACTGCCCGTAACTTGCGGGAGCCTGCGCCCTGGCCTGTGCGCCTTGTGCCTCCGCCCCGGCCATGTAGTTGCGATACTGCGCGACGGCTGCGCTCAGGAGTTGAGCATAATCAATCGGCATCCGTACATCTGCCTGCTTCGGCGCGGCTGCGCTGGCTGGCGTCCACTGTGGGCGCGGCGCGGCGGAAGTTGCCATGGCTGGGGCGACAGGCGCGGCAGAAGTTGCCATAGCGGGGGCAACAGGCGCGGCGAAAGGCTGGGCCTGTCTTGACACGCGCGCAAAGTCATCGAATGGCATGTTGGCATAGCGCATCGGCGCCATACTGCTACCACTCGTAGGCAAACCGTAGTACCCTGCGTTGTTGACCGCGGCCCGGTACTCTTGGCGGAAGTCCGGCAGGCCCGGAGGTTGTGTTGGCATATCAGCCTATCCTTTCGATCAGCGTGACGAGCTTGATGACGAGCAGAACCAGCAGCTTCCCGACAAGGTTGTACTCTCGCCGCACATGCTTGCGCAGGAAGTCAGTTTCCTCACTCGTAGCAGCTATCTCCCCAGTCAACCAGCAGCCATCATGCGGCATATCAGGCCGGGCCGGATCATCGTCGTCCGGCACCCATACGTAGTCCTCGTCCACCGCACCACAATGCGGGCAGGCGCACCCTTGCACACCCACCGCGGCAACCCCTTCCCATCGTCCACCACAGTTGGGACACTCGAACGAGACGTGCAACCAACCTGGGAACACGCTGACCGTGCTGCCGTGCAGCTCACGCCACATGGGCCTTGCTCCGTTTGCGTGCTGGTACGGGCGACTCTGGTGCTTCCTGCGGCGTCTCAACCGGCTCGGCCTCGCACGTCTCATCCCCATACTTGTAGCGCACGATCTCTTTGTAGGCCAGCCATCCGCCCGAGGTCTGGACCAAGCCGATCTCCCCGTAGCCGTCATAGCCCTCGGCAATGTAGGACGCCATCTCCCGGCCCAGTGCATCTATGGCGTGCTGCGGGGTCGGCTGCACGACCGTGATGATCTTGTAGTCTGCTGTTACCTGCGGTGCGTTAGTCTCGTTCAAGTCTCACTCCCTTACGCTTGCGCCTGATCGACCGGCGCTTTGTCACCTTGCAGTTGTCCTTGTCCTTGGTCACATCATCCCCGGCATCATCATCCCAGGCTCACCCGCCATCTCATCAAGGTCAGGCACGACCGGCCCCTGTCCCGCGAGTGCCTGCATGTCGGCGGGATTCACCCCAGAAGGCGGCATACCTGGCATACCCTGCATACCTGGCGGCATACCCTGGGGCGCTGC